AGGATCCCTACGGATTGCACTTACAACCAGCTGGACGGTGCCCAACGGGTGCAAACACACCTGACCATCGGTACTGTTTGGTCTTTTGACTTAACAACAGCGACTTGTAGGTTTCCCTTGGTTCCGCAGCTTAATCTGCTGCGCTTCCTTGGTATTCCACAGGACTACCTCGACGCCCTTCATTGGGCTTGTAGAGGTGACTGGAAGGTTGGTTCGGAGATTTCACAATCTTTTGACCGGAAATCCTTGGCGTGGATCACTGGGCAGCCTTTAGGCCTTCGCCCTTCTATGTCCATGTTTTCAACATCCCACAACCTGCTTATTGCGGGTCTGGCGATCGAAGTGGGGGCAAACCCCGAGTCATGCTTTGTCGTTTTAGGCGATGACGTATGTATCTTCGATCAACGGGTCGCAGAAGCTTACTCGACGATCATGAAAGAGTTGGATGTTCCAATCTCTGTTCAGAAGTCTCATGTTTCTGGACGGGTTGCGGAATTTGCTGGCGCTACGATTACCAAGTCATTGATAATCCGCCCTGGCCAGTGGAGGCAAATTGACTTCTTTAATGCTATTTCGATGGCGTTAGAGTTTCAGACTCCGTTACCAGGCGAGGTTACCAAGAAAGTCGAACTTTGCCAGAAGTTGGCGTTATTCTCGAATGGGTGGTTTAATCCTCCTGTTTGTGATTGGCCGTGGTATATTAAAGCATCATCGCTTTTAAAGGCGAGTGAATACGATTTGTCTCGTGTTCCGAGAGTTCCCTCACTGATAGATGGAGCTTTTGATCTATACAACAGAATTCTTTCTGAGGTATACCCCGAACTATACGTTGAGTTTCTTTTAGAGGAACCCGATTTCCTTGAGGCGGCCTTCCGACCCTTGATTGACAGTGGTTTTGATGTGGAGAGTGACTTACTCTTCGCTCAGGCTGCTCGTGAGAATCATTTTGATTACCCCCAAGCTTATGAGCTTGCAGAGTCTGCAATTAACTATGCACATTCTTGCGTTTACGGTAACATACCTCACGGTAGTCCCGATCACCCAGATGGTCAGAAATTGCTCCTAGATGTTTCTTCTAGGGTCTTGTCTCTCTTATTTATCCCTCCTAAAGTGAAGTCTGATTTTCGGATTTTACGGGATCAAATAACTAGGCTATTCCGTTCTGTTGACACTAAGATAGATCCTGAGGATGTTTATCCTTATGATTTCTTCCTGATTTCGAATTCGAAATTCGTTCCGGATTCAATCTTGAATTACTTCTTAGCTAGGCAGAGATATCACTCGGG